TGTTCAGCAGGCGATACAGGTATTTCTTGTCGATCCGATTGCCGCGGCTGGTCTGGATGCCCCGTGCCGCCAGTTCACAAGCCAGTTCCGTGCCCGAGCCGATTTCGATGAATCGGTCGAAGATCCATCGCACATTGGCGGCGTCGGCCTCCTTGATGATCAGCTTGCGGTTCTCGACGCGGTAGCCATAGGGCGGCACGCCGCCCATCCACATCCCCTTCTTCCGGCTGGCGGCGACCTTGTCGCGGATGCGCTCTGCGGTCACCTCCCGCTCGAACTGGGCGAAGCTGAGCAGGATATTCAGCGTCAGCCGCCCCATCGACGTGGTGGTGTTGAACGCCTGCGTGACCGAGACAAAGGTGACCTCGTGGCGGTCGAACACCTCGACCAGCTTGGCGAAGTCGGCCAGCGAGCGGCTGAGCCGGTCGATCTTGTAGACCACGACCACATCGACCAGCCCGTCCTCGATATCCTCCATCAGCCGCTGCAGGCCGGGCCGTTCCAGCGTGCCGCCGGAAAGGCCGCCGTCATCGTACTGGTCGCGGACCGGCACCCAGCCCTCGGATCTCTGGCTGGCCACGAACGCCTCGCAGGCCTCGCGCTGGGCATGCAGGCTATTGAACTCCTGCTCGAGCCCTTCCTCGGAGGATTTGCGCGTGTAGATCGCGCAGCGCTGTTTGCGAACCGTGGCTTTCATGCGCGCGCCCTCCGGCTTTTCAGTCCGAAGAACACCCAGCCATTCCAGCGCGTGCCGGTGATCGCGCGGGCAATGGCCGAAATCGACTTGTAGGGCCGACCCTGCCATTCGAACCCGTCGGCGGTCACCGTGACCACATGCTCCACGCCCTGCCACTCGCGGATCAGGCGTGTGCCGGTGATGGGTTTCAGATCTGCCCGGATGCGGCTCTTCTTGCGATCGCCGCCGTCAAGGTCTTCACCCATCCGCTCCAGCCGCCGGATGGTTTCCGGTTTCAGCCCGCCATAGGCCAGCTCCTGGATGCGATAGGCCAGCCGGCTCTCCAGGTAGCGCCGATTGAAGGGCGGCGGCTCGGTGTCGAACAGGTCGCGCCATTGCTGCTTCAAGTCCGGTGTCGAGGTAGTCTTGAGCGCGGCGAGGCGCGCGGGGATGGGGTCAGGCGTCTTCATGGTGTTCTCCGTTGAATGGAGTTGCATGAAGGCATTCGTCGGGCGGAGAGTGTAGGCAACTTTCTCCCGTATCCGCAGATGGTTGCGCCTTGTCTCGATGGCGCAGTCGCATCAGGCCGAGCGCCAGCAGGCCGCACAGTTCGGTCCGACGTTCGACGGGTGTCATTCGGTCGGGTGGGAGCGCGTTGGGGCGTTTCATGACATGGGCCTTGGGTCAGTGGTCTCCTATGACCTCTACTCACCCGCATCGAAAACTGTCCCGGCCGATCCCGCAAAGGTTGAAGAATCGCGCGCCAGAACATAGCAAGAACACCGGCCAAGAAAGAAAGGGGATTCGTCATGGCTGGCAATTTGAAGAAGTTCGTGAACCCCCGGTTCATCAAGACCATCGATCTCGCTCTGATGAAGCCGTTACTGGCGCGACACGAAGGCAAGTACAAAAGCTTTTCCGTCGACCTGCTGGACCAGGAGGAAGGTGCCGCGCGCGAGGATCTGCAGACGCTGTTGACCGGTGCAGAGGAAAGCTATCCCGAAGGACTGCGCGGCGATCTGCACCGCATCGCGGAGCTGGGTGACGCACGTGGCCTTGAAATCATCCAGACGCAAGCGAAGCGTCAGGGCATCGATTTGTTCCCGGACATGAAGACCGGCGACGAGGACGCGCCCAACAAGGGGCACGAGCCCAAGCATATCGCCGTGCGCGTGTTTCTTGAGCATCCCGACCTTTTCGACGCGGCCGCCGACCACATGGCGATGCTTACTGCCGACCGCCTGCATGAGTATGCCGGACGGGAACGGGGTGTTGCGATCGACCTGACGGAAGAGAAGGTCGAGGCGTTCCAGACGGCCGTTGCCGCGCTCTTCCGTGACGCGTTTCTCGGGGATTACTGCCGGGTGGGCGACTACGACGACGATGACGAGATCAACCTCGTGGTCAGCCACGGCTCCATGGTCTCGACCATGCCGGTCGTCGAAGGCCAGGTTGAACGAGTGATCAGCGTGCGCCAGATTTCCCACGCGGTCCTGCGATATTCCGAGAACACCGGCATGCTGCGACTGGCCCGCATCCGGAAGGCGCACCAACCCGAGATCGCGGAACTCTTCGCCTCGATCATCCTCGACAGGCCCGGTTTCTTCGCCGGCGACGATGCGCAGGACCTCTATACCCTGCGCCCGGTCGAATTGGCCGGACCGGGCTTCGCGTTCGATGCCGCCTACGATCCTTTGATCGACAAGGTGCTGATCATCGAGGCGGCCGCCGACCTTATGGCGCCCGGCAAGAAGGGATATCCCCGCGTGGTGCGCACGCTGCGCTCGCGGGATCTCGGCGGTGATGCGCTCCAGCATTTTGGCAGCACGCCGGTGTCGTTCAGCGGTGCCTGGCGGCTGGGCGAACTCGTGTTCAGGATCCTGTTCAAGGGCGACGGCAAGCGCCAGCCGCAGGTCACGGTCAAGCTGCGACCCCCGGGCGTCGTGCAGTTCCGCCGCACCCAGCACGAGGCGCGGGTGATGAAGCTGATCGAACGGAACGGGCTGATGAATGACCGAGACGATTTTGAGGTTGTTGACGCGGCTGAGTGAGGCTGGCGAAGACGCGATCCTGTCCGGCGAGCTTGCCGCGCCGTTCTTCGGTCAGGTCTTCGACCGGCTGTTGGCGAAACGTGTCCTCGTCGAACAGGCGCCGCTCGCCGACTGGGACGTTTGCGATGCCTGCGAATGCGGGTTGCCCTGTCGGCCGATCCGGAAAGCGGGCGATGGATATCGTGCTGAATGTCCGCTTGATCGTCGACAGGACGTCGATCTCACCGAAGACGATCTGCGCGTGTTCCGCATTGGTAGTGAGGCGCTGGCATCCGTGATCGGCACCGCGGCGGGATTCCGGGCGGCCCCGAAACTGGCGGCGGAGAAGGTCTGGCGGCTCGGCGATACGCGATCGGGGCGTGCAGTGTTTCTTGCGCTTGAGTCTACAGCCCTGAGCGGCGACGGCATCATCGCATCGTTGCGCCAGGCGGCGCAGGGCTCGGATATCACGGTCCTCGCACCGCAGGTGCCAGCGGAGGCTGCGCGGCGTCATCAGGATGCGGGCTTCCACGTGATCGAAACGCTCGCGGTGCTGATGCCTGCCTCAGATGGCCTCGGCGTCGCAATCGACGTCGCGGCTTTGGCGCCGGTCCCGCAATCGCCCGTGCTTCGCGTTCGGAGAGCGACGGCCGAGGTTCAATGGGACGGTCGTTCCATCATTCTGTCGCGTCAGATTTTCCCCGTGTTCGAGCGCCTGCTGGAAAAGGCGCTGTCGCGCGATCAGGTCGCCTCCGGATCCCATGTCGAAGGCACGACGGCACGCGAGGCCAAGGATCTGATCCGCGAGCTGCGCGACGCGTTCAAGGCTGCCGGGTTCACCGATGCCGAGAGCAAGGCGCTGATCGTGACAGTGCGCAACCGGGGCTACCGGCTCGGAATTCCTGCAACGGAGATCGTGGTCCAAGGCTGAGCCGCCATCAATCCTCCCACGGCTCATCGAAGTCCATGCTGTCAAGACCTGCTTGTCCGTAAAACGCTTGGCGATGCAAATGAATATTCACCCGCGCCGCAACGTTCTTCTGTGGGGTGTCAATACCAATTTCCTCGTTTATTGCTGTCTGAAAAATCATTTCTTCGCCCCATATACCCAAGTTTCCATCCCACACACCACTATTCTCGATCAACTCTTCTGCTGCGGCTTCGAAGTCCCATTCATCATCCTTGTTTCGGATGATGTACCAAGCCCCATCTTTTGGATAGTCGATACGGTCAAGCGGCCGATTTGCGAAACCGCCATCTTCACGGGGGCGTGTACTCCCCCAATCACCATAAATAACTCTCGCACGGTTCGACCGCCTCGAAATTTGATCGACAAGTTGGCGATTGCTGAATGGAACTGAAGTCACGCCGCTGAACGTCGAAAACATCTTCGGCATCGACGTACAAGAAAGAACCACTGGTACTGTGGCGTCAATTTCTTGCAGACTCTCTGCGATAACGCCTTCGAACCATACGGCAAGGCTCAGTGGATCCCTTGTCCAACCACCTTCCAGAATAATTGCAAAGTCAGCCGCGCCGCCGGCTGCAAATGCCGCAACAATCTCTCCAATATTGCTCGGAAACCGGTCTCGAACAATCCTCATGCAATAGCGACGCCCCAGTGCCTGTATTGCTTCAATCTGCTGGCGAAGCTCTGCCTCACTCTGCCCCTTGGATTGAATGCAGGGCCAAACCCATTGGTGACGCTCCACGAACTCAATCCAATTCGAATAAGCGCGATCTGGCTCCAACAATCGGGCGAGCTCCTGCTGAGGAGCACTTTCAAGGTTGGTGAATTGGTAGTCTCTGTCGATGTCTATGAAGTAATTCCGATTTGGGAAGGCCCGTTCAACGCGGTCGATCGCTCTGTCTAACGAGTTTGAATTGGCCCAAGGCGCAAGCAAGATACAAGGAGTCATCCTGTCTTTCGTTGCGCCAGGCAAGAACTCAAGCCCATTCATTTCACTAGCGCGAATGGCCAATGTTGGAACGTAGCTCTTGTTCTCGAGGACCATACTTATTCACTCACACTTCTGCGAACGTGGACAATCTGATTTCCATCGCGGCTTTTGATACTTTGAACCGTGCTGCAAGACTTTCGATCGTCGCTTCCGTGACAACACCATCAAACTCTTCTTGCAGGACCTTTTGGACAAGGGCCATGGGCATGACAATATCGGCTGCCAGCCTGTTTGCCTCATACTCGATGCGCTCTGGTTCCCCTGAACGGTAAAGAACGTTGTCCTTGATCCCATCAGGCGAGCTATCAATCACAGATTTGTGCAGCAAGAAGTGGGCAAGTTCGTGCGCAATGGTGAACCTCTGGCGCTCACGCGCCTCATGTCGGTTAACGCGAATAAGGTAGTGGCCGTCTTCCCGCGTGATCTGGCCAGAAACACCGGTATTCATGCTGGAGACCTTGATCGAAACTCCGAGTTCTTTTGCAAGTTGCCCCAACAGCACAGGATATTCTGAAAGGTATCGGTGCAGAATTCCCTTTGTAGGATCCTGTATTCTCTTGTACTCGCGTGATGTCATATTTTTTCCTCCTAGCGTTCGCCTGTGTCGTCCGGATCAAAGTCCTCGTCCAGCTCGCCCTTTGGCCCCTGTGCGAAGGCAATTTCATCGATTCGAGCCTTGATCGCTTCGTCGGACAGCTTTTCACTGACCAGTTCGTTCACTTTCTTGCTAGCAGCCTTTAGGGCCTCATCCTTGATCTCGCGGAACGTGTACGCTGCAACTATGCCGATGCCGATTGCGACCGCTGCCAAGACAGCTGTAACCGCCGTCATCATCGCTGACATGAAGCCCAGATACGTGGGCATGGCGATTGCAGGTTCTTGTAAGGTGCCAGGAACGCCGTCGACCGCGTCCACCACACCTAGCGATAGGAGCAGGTAGCCTAGGACCACTCCGCCCACGATACAGGCTATGTAGCCAACCGCCTTCATTGTTCAGCCAGTACCTGTTCAGGCATTCTGCCCCTTACCTCACTGATGTTCTTTTTTTGTTCCCGTCAAGCGGAATTCCAGTAATCCTGACAGTTTCTTACTGATTTGGCCAGCGTAGAAGGGTGCGCCAGAGATTTTGAACCGACCGCGCAAAGCTGGTTCGGGCTCGAACTGGTAAAGTTTTAGCCACGCGTAAGAACGGCCGGACCCACCAAACCCCCACCTTATTCCCACCCCGTTCCCACCTGCACGCCGACCGCATCCGGCACCTTGGGCTCATCAGAAACGATGACCGAGGCGCATAGCGATGCAAATCAAACTCTCCCCCGACGACATTGAAACCATCATCCACGAGGCCGATGCGGCTGCGCAACGGCTTCGGCGCAAGCTGACCCTGCCGGTCTGCGAGCGCGAGGATCTGGGCCAGGATCTCCTGGTCGATCTGCTGCGCCGCTTGCCCGCCTACGATCCCTTGCGCGGCAGCATCGGCGCCTTCGCAAACATCGTCCTGCGCAACCAGTCCTCGCGGATCGCGATGGGCCATCACCGCCAGCGGCGCGCACAGGGCGGGTCGATGCTCTCGCTCGAGGTGCCGCTGGCCGGAACCCGCGAGCCGGTTGGCGACACGCTGACCGAGGACGACGGGCTTGCCGTCTGGCACGGCCAGACCTGCTGCGCCGCCGCTGTCATCGAGCTTCACCACGCCCTGCAGGCCGCGCTTGCGCGGCTGCCGGCCGAGGAGCGCCGCTTCTGTGCGGCGCTGGCCCATCGCCCCGTCACCGCGCTCGCGGCCGAGGGTTTCGGGAGCCGGTCCGCGCTCTACCGCCGCCTCGCCGATCTCCGTCACGTCCTCACCGCCCAAGGTCTCGGTCCCGCTTGGGACGATCTCGCGGCGGCCTGAGTAGAGGCGAAAGGAGGAGATCATGTTCATGGGCACCACCCCCTTCATCACGGTCCGCGCCCGCCGACCGCTCACCGAGATCGAGTTCTGCGCCTGGGTGGCGCAGGCCGTGCCGGGCGATCGGCTGGAATACCATCGCGGCTTTCTGGTTCTCGACATCTTCCCGATGTTCGCCCGGCTGCCGGACCAGCAGCGCGCGGAACTGGCCCGGCTCGGGTCGCGCGCCTTCTGGGCGGCCGAACAGGGCCTTGTGCACCTGGTGCAGGAGCGCACGGGCCCGGACCAGTTCGCCTACATCGCCGTCGCCCGCCCCATGCCGAAGGCCGCAGCCGTCTCGCTGTCCGCGCTCCTGCTCGCCGAGCAAGAGGCCGCGTGATGACCGCCTTCCAGTCCCTTTTTGTTCATGGAGATCCCTACATGCCATTTCCCGCGAACACCCCAACCGTCGATGACCTACCGGATCTCGCCCTGCAGGACATCGCCCAGCTGCCCGTCGAGTTGCTGGCCATCCTGCAGCGCGACGTCGACGAGCGCATCAAGCGCGACAAGGCCGCGAAGGCCCGCCTCGATGGCGCACTGACGGTCCGCTACGCCACCCGCGCCGCCGAGGAACGGCAGGCGGCGGGCAAGGACACCGGCACGATTCGGTTCGACGACGGCGATTTCACCGTGGTCGCGGACCTGCCGAAACGGATCGATTGGGATCAGGATCGCCTCGCCGCCATGGTCGAGCGCATCCGCGCTGCCGGAGACGATCCCGCGCAGTACGTCGACATCGCGTTCAAGGTGCCCGAGCGCAAATATGCCGCCTGGCCCGATGCGATCCGGGCCGGTTTCGAGCCCGCGCGCACGGTCCGGCCCGGCACGCTGAAGATCGAGATCGTCCCGCAGGGGGGCGATCAATGAGCCTGCGCATCATCTCCGCCGACGACCGACTGCGCGAGGCGCAGGGCAAGACCACCATGGCGCTCTTCGGGCCGAGTGGCGCGGGCAAGACCACGCTGCTGAAGACCCTGCCGCCCGCCGAGACGCTCTGCATCGATCTGGAGGCGGGCCTCAAGTCCGTCCAGGACTGGCCGGGCGACAGTATCCCGATCCGCCGCTTTTCCGATGCGGTGGACATCGCCTGCCTGATCGGTGGCGCGAACCCGGCCGCCCAGCCCGAGGAGCATTTCTCGGAAGCGCACCACGCGCATCTGCGCGCGCAACATCCCGAGCTGGCTGAGAAGATCGACACCAAGCGCATCATCTTCGTCGACAGCATCACCGATCTCACGCGTCAGGCCATGGCATGGGCCAAGACCCGGCCCGAGGCCCTGTCGGAACGCACCGGCAAACCGGACACACGCGGGGCTTATGGCCTGCTGGCGCGCGAGGTCATCGGGCTCCTGAAGCACCTTCAGCATGCACCCGGCCGAACCGTCATCTTCGTCGGCATCCTAGAGAAGGTCGTCGACGACATGAACCGGGTGACCTGGCAGCCGCAGATGGACGGCGGAAAAGTCGCCCGCGAGTTGCCCGGCATCGTCGACCAGGTGCTGACGATGAGCCTGTTCACGCAGGATCCCGGCACGGCCCCCGATGCGCCACCGACCTGGCGGCACGATCCCGACAAGGGCAACGCACGCCGCCTCGTCTGCCAGTCCGGCAATCCGTTCGGCCTGCCGGCCAAGGACCGCAGCGGCAGGCTCGACCTGACCGAGCCGCCCGATCTCGGCGCGCTCCTCACCAAGATCAACCAACCCCGGAAAGGATGACGACATGACCTTCGACATGAACGACGTGGAGCCGCAGCAGTCCGGCGACCTGATCCCCGACGGCACCTTCACCAAGCTGGTGATGACGCTGCGCAAGGGCGGCACCGACGGATCGAGCGACGCGGATCGCGGGCTGCTCAAGGCATCGAACCAGCCCGGCAGCGACGTGCTGATGCTCGATGCCGAGTTCACCGTCTCCGAGGGCCCGCATGCCCGGCGCAAGTTCTGGCAGAACTTCACCGTGCAGGGCGGCAAGCTCGACGAGCAGGGCCAGTCGATCGGCTGGAAGATCTCCAAATCGACCTTCCGCGCGATGATCGACAGCGCGTTGGGTCTGAACCCCGAGGATATGAGCGAGGCGGCGAAGGCCAAGCGGGTGCTGCGCGGGCTCGCCGATCTCGACGGCATCAGCTTCGTGGCCAAGATCCAGATCGAACCGAGCCGCAACCCCGCCTACAAGGACGCCAACAAACTCGACCATGTCGTGCTGCCCACGGCGCCTGAATGGCAGAAGGTGATGGCGGGCGAGCCGGTGCCCGCGCAGCCGTCGAACAAGCCCCGGCCCGCCGCCGCAGCCGCGCAGTCCGCGACCCCAGCGTGGGGTCAGCCGCAGGCGGCCACCGCGCCCGCGGCGCCTGCCTGGGGCGCGCCGACGGCACCCGTCCAGCCCGCCACCCAGAGCCAGCCCACTGCCAAACCCGGCAACGGCCCGGCCTGGCTGAACCCGTGACGGCCGACGAATGGCAGGCGCATGTCACCACGGAGGCGGCACTGGCGATGGGACGCTGGCTCGAGGCGCGCGGGCGTCTCGACCGTCCCATCGCCAGCCTGACCCGGCGCGATCTGGAATGCATGGCGTCGAACGCCATCAGCCGCTTCATCGTGCTGTCCTCCGAGCGCCGGACCGCCGCCCCGGACAAGGAGGAGCGCGACGCGCTGGACCTGCTGCTCATGGGGTGAGCGGCGTCTCGGAAAGGCTCCGGGGGAGCGTTTCAGCCGCGAACGGGCGGAGCCCTCCTTCGCGCGCGGACCTCGCCCGGCGCGTGCCCTGCGCCCAGTGCGGTCGCGAGGCCCGGGGCTTCGGCTACTGCCACGGCCTGCGCTGGGACCGTCACCCTCATTACCGCTTCTGCTCGATGGCTTGCCTGATGGCGGGCTCGGCCAACGCCAAAAGGAACCACGGCATGATCGACAAGACCGACATGGAGACGCGCGCCATCGTGGAGGCCCGCCGGATGCTCGCCGAGGCGCTGACGGAGATGGGCCTGATGGAGCCCTTCTTCGACCGCCCGGCCGCGGACATCGACCGCGTGATCGAGGCGTGCGTGGACGGATTTCAGGCCTCGATGCAGCGACAGTCCAATGCGGGCGAAATTCCTTTTTGAGCCGGAGACCAGCATGCTCGACCTCAACCACAAGTCCGGCTTCGTCTATGGCCGCGCGGTCTCTGATCCCGAGCCCCTCGGGGCGCGGATCAACAGCCGCATCGATACCGCGCTGGTCGCGGAGCGCGACACGCAGCGCCCGCGAGACTATCTCGGCGCCAGCCGTATCGGCGAGCCCTGCGCCCGTCGCCTCGTTTATGAATTTACCAGGACACCGGTCGATCCGGGCAAGGAATTCGAGGGGCGCACGCTGCGCATCTTCAAGGCCGGTCACGTGTTCGAGGATCTCGCCATCCGCTGGCTGCGCACAGCGGGGTTCGACCTGCGCACC